CGCTGTGTTTTTCACAGACCTCTACAGCGGGGTTTTCACTGTATAGTGTATTAGCTACAGCGGGGTTTTTAGTTGACTCTACAAGTGATTCTATCTGGTAGTCCTGGGCAGCGTTCCCTAGTACAGTGTTTGGTTACCACCAGCATGTTGGCGATTTCCCTGTTAGGGCCACGTTCTATCAGTATAAAGTCTTCGTATTCACAGCCCGTATCGCCGCAGCCTGTGTTAAGGATCAAAATGACTAGCAGGGCGAATAATCTCAGCATATATACAGTATATGATCTCATACTTGGTCTGTCAACCTCAATAAATATACAGGTATGCCATTGCCCAGTTCACCTCCTATAACGCTCAGTCAAATACAGTCAGAGTTTTCTGCTGCTAACCTGCAGGCTGCGTCAACTGCTGCTGGATTAGATCCTTTGCCCACCAGTATGTTAGACTTCTTGGGTTTATCAGCCTACACCATGCAGACCTATACCTATCTAACTCCAGGGACCTATTATTTCACCGTACCTGCCAACAAGCCAGATGGGCTCATGAATGTGCTATGTATAGGTGCAGGAGGTGGAGGCGGTGGTAGTATCGCTGGCAGCGGCTATAATGGAGAGCCAGGGGGCTTTTCAGCTGCTGCAGGAGGTGGAGGTGGTGGCGGTGCTCTGGCAGCACAGATAAGTGATCTCTATCCAGTAGTTCCTGGACAAACTATTACTATAATTGTTGGTGCAGGCGGAGCAGGCTCTGCCGGATATGATCCAGAATCCTTTGGTGTATATACAGGCAGTCCGGGGGACGAAACCAGTGTAGATTGGAATATATCTGGATACAATGCTGACAAGGTCTGTCGTGCCACGGGCGGTCTTGGAGGCCGTAATTTCAACAGCAAATTTAGATATTCTGCTCCGTTAACCAACGGTACAGGCGGAGACAGCGGTATCGCCACTAATTTTAGATCACCGGGCACACTCTATGCCAAACCCGGGGGAGCAGGGTATGCAGGAAATATCGCCACTGATTTGGACGTAGATCATGTTACTGGCGGTGGCGGTGGCGGCGCAGGCAGTCCTGCAACGGGAACTATTGGCCAAGGTGGTATTGGTGATAATATTTCTTTGACTGGTGTCAGTAATCTCACCTATGGAGCAGCAGGTAACGGTGGTGCAGCCTATGGTGGTGCTAACCCAGGTGATGGTGCCAATGGTGCCAATGGTGCCAATGTGGGCATGGGTGGAGGTGGAGGTGCTACCTATGTATTCCGATCAAGGAGTCCGGCTGTCACACATTTCGGTGGAAATGGAGCTCAAGGTGGAGTTCAAATCTATGTATGATTATCAAATTATTGACCTTAATCTAGGCCTAGAAACCATGACTGTACTATGGTCAGATCAATCTTCAATCAACATCAAGATCCCTAGAAACGACCAGGGCTGGATAACAGGTCAGCAATTGGATCAGTTTATTTCTGTATTCCATCCCAGTTATACACAGAACCAAGATCAATCTCAAGTTTCTTCACGGCTGGAGCAACGTTATCAAGCAGATCTTTTGCTACAGACCCCCAGACCCCATACAGAACCACAGTATCTAATAGATCTTGTCATAGCCCATAGACAGACACGTTTTTTAGACATGACCCAACAGAGCAGTCCTTTAACGGGCCAGGCTGAGCTGTTTACAGGTGATGGTTCTCATACATGGCGGGTGCCCGGCACTATGACCTGGGCCAGATTTTCCATATTCAGTTCAGGGCAGGCTGATCATGAACAGGGACCAGGCATGATGTGGTCCAGTGGATGCTTGGTAGAGCCTGGGGACACAGTTTTTATCTCTATAGGCACAGAGACCACTATGACCAGCAGCCTAGGCACGGTCACTGTAGGATCAGGATGGACAGCCCCAGGTCAGGTGCCCAGAGAACTTTACAAGATTTTACCCTGGGGGCATTGGGGTCGAGCGGGTGCTGTGATTATCTACTAGCGAAAGATCCTAATACGCTGTGCAGTTTCTGGGCTGGGTTCTAGGCATCGCCAAGGACCATTCAGCACTGGGGTAAGCTGGATATGACTACGTGGAATAAAATAGGATTCCACCTTTTTGGGTATCTGGAATTGGTCTGCTAGATTGGCTATCACACTGTCCACACAGATCAAGATTTCAGCACCCTCCAATACTGTAAGCCAATCAAACACACTGTCTGTGTGCGCGGTCACTTCAATTTGGTCGTAATCTTGGGGTATGATAGCTCGATCAAATTCTGCTCTATGATCAGAACCCTCTAAATGCAGCACCACATAGGGCCTGTTCCGGTTGACCAGGCGTTGGTATAGGGCCTGTTCTGCTTCGTGGTCTCTAGTAACACAGTCTGCCAGTCTCCATTTATCTAAGAATGGCACGCCTGCTTCTGCATACTTGATCTGGTCAAACTTCATGATTTGGAATTCTGGTCTGGCCTGCAGTTCTGGGTGATTGGTCAGACTCTGATAAAGACAGATAATTTCGTCACAGTTAAAGTTAAGCAGTCTTTGGTAGGGCGTATCATAAAAATAAGGCCCTGAATCCACTGTTAATGGTATCCATTTTACCCAGGGCACATGCCTTACCACATGTGGTATGAACTGTTCGGCAATGGGCCAATGAACATGCCAGCCCTGTTCGTGATAATGATGAGCTATGGGTAGGGCGATTATGATATCGCCCAGGCCCCTACTCTGTATGATACCCAGTCGTTTAGTCATCTACCCTAGTATAGTTGAGCACATTGCCCTGACCATACTGAGCTTCTGCCAACATCTTAGCTTCATAGTCGTTATTGGCCCAAACAATGGTATTGGCAGTTTGAAAGGCCGTGATACGAACCCAAATTGCATACTTGTACACGTCAATCTCCTAGTTGTGTCAGTGTAGTTATATTATATGGTCAAAAACTGACCCTGTCAACCGAAATAGCTGCCATTTGGATGATTGGGAAAGTAGCATTCATTGCGCTCTATGGGTAGGTCTGTTCTACGTTCACAGTGAAATTTTACCCCCAGGCCTATGGCCAGAGCCAGGGCTGAGCTTTGATTGCCCACAAATCGATCAGCGGCTGCGATGCATTCAGCCATGTCCAACATGGTTTCTGTGGGATGCCAGGGTATGTCTAGGCCTGTGGCCTTTTTAAAGTCCTCGTATTCATCCTCTAGTCCTATGAACACACTGTCCTGCTGCCATTCTGGCATGGCCCACTCGGGGGCTAGGGTCGGGGGTAGCCAACGATGAGTGCGATTAATCACAGTGGCCGCTACCCTCTTAGGTGTGTTCACAGTGAGCCAGGGCAGATTCCGCATGGTGTCTCTGATTTCAGGTTGTCTTATCCCAAAGGCCTGGGCATAGATATCCACATAATTACCAGGGTGGCCCACAAACAAGGGCCTGAACCTGTCTAGGTTATGTGTGATTTCGGTACTAGGCCGTAGGATCTCAAACTTGGTAATGTAGGGTTGGTGAAGCATGAAACTCTGCATGAATTCATAGTCTCTTTGGCTTAGACGACCCTGATGTATAGGGTTGGGTTTTGAGCCGTAATAGTGTTTACCAATCCAGTCGATTTGGTCTAGGTGTAGATAAAAATCGCCCCCGCCAAATAATTTGACCAGGGCTAGGCCATAGATAAGATCACCAAAGGCACCCGAATGTTTATAGGATTTTATCATAACAGAATATTTACGCTGCTAGGTAGTCCGACACATAAAATGTGATGTCAGATATTGCAAATTAAGTGAGCATAGATTATAACTAAGGCTATGCAAGAAATCTATCAACTTGACCCTGAACAGATCAAGCGAATTCCGTGGAACAACAGTGTTGAAGACTATGACACGGCTCTATTTGAGTTAGGTCCAAAAGATGAGATTTTTGTTGGCATAAATCCGTGGCTCAAAGACAGCAGGCCCTTTTATTTTATAGAAGAAATACCGGACGAAGATCGCTGTATTGTCTATACACACAACGGTGAATGGGTAGCCAAATTTTTTCCCGTAGATTGGAATTTCAGCAAAGGGTATCTTACATTAGAAATAGAAATACCCAAAATGGTATGGAGGAAAAATCCTGATTTAGATAGAACAATGACATTTGACAATGATCCTATCAATATTTTTGAGCCAGATCCATATCAAAGTAAGTGTGAATTAGTCTGGTATATTGATAAGAGATTCGCGCCTCTTAAAGACAGGGTTTGGGCCTATACCTGTAGACCACTCAAAGGCCACATAGTTGAAGTTAAGGACATGGGAGACATCTGTCCCAGTGTGGAGATAGAATTCAATCAGGATTTACCCGATATTAACTATGATATCAACCGTATTTTACCTGCCTTTTGGGAATGCCATGATGAAAATGTCTATCTTTTGGATCCTAGGCATACTCCACATCATGAAATATGGGCAGTAAGGATAAGACCAACTTATCGTAAACCCAGTGACTGGGTAGTCAAAGGTTACGTTACTCCTAAGTTTCGTATAGATTATAACCCTGACCTACCTAAATTGCTAATTGACCTGGATTATCAAATACCCTGGCACGATTTACAATATTGCCATGTATGGTATTTAGATAAACAATTCACACCTGACCTTGAGGAACCGATTTGGTTGGTAAAAATTTCTGCTGCTGGGAAAACGGCTGCTGAAAAATATATGGGTGAAATTAGTCCTCGACTGGTATTAGAATATAATCCAGATCTGCCTCCTATGGATTATGACCTTACCTATATGGTAAAACACTATGATCTAGGCTATGAACATTTTTGGTATCTTGATAGAAAATTCTGTGGAAACATAGACTATGAAATTTGGGTGATACGGGCTAGGTATACAGATTATGTCACAGGCACAAAAACTATAGGTTATCTCAGTCCTAAGCCTAGAATAACCTTTAATCCAAATCTACCCAAGCTCAAGGTTGAACTGGACTTAGATGTTCCATATTATGACTTCGGTTTTGAGCATTTGTTCATGTTGAACAAAAAATTTACTGACAATGTTGGAAAAGATATATGGCTAGCCAAGGTTAGATATACTAAAAAAACCCAAGGCACAAAAGTTGCTGGGCCGGTCACTCCTATTCCTTCTGTCATTTATAATGAAATTTGTCAAGGGTTGGAGTTTAAAGATATAGACCTAGTGGTCCCCTATTATGATTTAGTATATACTCATTCCTATATGTTAGATGCCGAATATTGTGGTGAAGATGGCATAGAAGCTATGCGTATAGACTATACTAAGAATCCTAAAGGTTACAAAACCAAAGGTATACGTGTGCCACATACCAAACTTCAGCTGAATAGATCTATAAAAAATTTATGTATAGAATGGGATTACCAAATACCCTATTACGATAGGACATATCTTCATGAATGGTATGTTAAAAATAACGATGAAAAAATCTGGGCTGTAAGAGCCAAGTTAGATGATAATGCCACGCAGGTCAAGGATATGGGATATATTGACCTAGACCTTGCCACTAGACTAGATGTTGTTTTTATCAGCTACCACGAACCGGATGCTGACCTACACTGGCGTAGAGTAAAATCCAAAGCGCCCTGGGCCAAGCGAGTTAATGGGGTAGATGGAATTTTTGAAGCGCATCGTGCTGCTGCCCAAATAGCAGAGACTGATATGTTCTATGTGGTAGATGGAGATGCATGGTTAGTGGATGACTGGAATTTTGATTTTTCGCCAGATTTATTTGATCGACAATATGTCTACATCTGGGTCAGTGCCAATCCATTTAATGATCTAAACTATGGCTATGGAGGTGTTAAACTTTTTCCCAGACAAGCAATGTTAAAAATGCATAAATGGACTAGCTTGGATCTAAGCACCACAATAGGGGCAGGTGTTAAGGTAATGAATAAAATAAGTAATGTTACAAAATTTAATGTAGATGAGTTTAGCACCTGGCGCAGCGCCTTTCGAGAAACGGTAAAACTTTGCCAAAATAATGAAAAGAAAAAACTTGCATCTTGGGTTAGTAAAGATAGCAGTTTTAAATTATATGCCATCCTAGGGATTGAACAGGGCAGAGAATTTTTCAAAAAACATAAAAATAATATGTCTATGTTAATCAAAATTAATGATAGAGCATGGTTAGAAAAAACATTTAAGGAACTAGTGAATGAGTGATACTGATCATCAAAGGATTCAAAAGGTTATACCTTTAATTAATAACGTTAGTCCGACTTTTTGTTTGGCTAAATGGTTTCATGTTACCTTGTATTTACAGACTGGCGAAAATCATAGTTGTTATCATCCTGCTCCCCATGCGATTGAAATTGATGAGATAAAATTAAATCCCAGTGCTCTGCATAATACAGAGCACAAAAAAGTAGAACGTCAAGAGATGAAAAAAGGTATTCAAACTTCAGGATGCCGATACTGTTGGAACATAGAAAATATGGGAAAGGATTATATCAGTGATAGGCATATTAAGAGTGCAGCCATCTATACGCCAGATAGACTCAAAATTGCCAAAGGGAGTGCTAAAAATGATGTCAATCCTGAATATGTCGAAATAAGTTTTGGAAATGAGTGTAATTTTAAATGCGGTTATTGTCACCCCAAAGCCAGTAGTAGATTTTATAATGAAATTCGAGAGCATGGTCCTGTTACCTCGGTGAATAATCATCGATGTGATATAGATTGGTTTAAGCTATATGAACGGGAGGAATCAAATCCGTATGTAGATGCATGGTGGAAATGGTGGCCTAATCTTAGAAATGAACTAACCATCTTACGTATCACTGGCGGAGAACCTCTCATGCATACCAGCACTTGGAGATTATTTGACGATTTAAAAAATAATCCTGCTCCTAGATTAGAGCTCAATGTTAACAGTAACCTAGGTGTTAAAACAGCCTTGGTGGATAAATTCATTACCAATGTCAATCATCTTATTGAAAATGATAATATCAGAGCCTTTAAATTGTTCACTAGTATAGATACATGGGGACCTAGAGCTGAGTATATCAGAACAGGATTGGATCTTGAGCTTTGGGAATCTAATATAGATAGATATCTTACACAGGTGGGATATCCAATAAGTTTTATGATTACGTTTAATATTCTTTCTGTTACAACCTTTCAAAAATTACTTCAACAGATTTTGAAATGGAGGAAAAAGTATAATAAATTTAATAAGAGTTCTCAATATCAGATGGTAAGATTTGATACACCCTATCTCAAAGAGCCCTTACAATATGATATGAACATCTTGCCTAAACAGGAATTCATGCCCTATATGCACGAAGCATTAGAATTTATTGAAAAACATACTGACGACAACGATCCTTATAGTTTCAGTATTGTGGAATTTGAAAGGTTTCGTAGAGTAGTTAAATATATGGAATCTTCAAATTATTCCCAATCAAAAATTATAGAAGGTAGACATGATTTTTTTAATTGGTTTACCGAACTTGATCACAGACGTAATACCAATTTTATTAAAACTTTCCCTGAAATGAAACAATTTTTTAAAGAATGTGCGTCATTGCGTTAAAAAGTATGTTATAAATAAAATTCATTAAATACATACTTAAAGGTTAGTATATGATTAAACAAGTGAATAATGTTGTACCTAATGAAATTGCACTTAATCCGAAGTTGCCATTCATGCTTTGGAACCCAGACTGATGTTAGTTGGTTTTTTACAATGAGCCAGCAAGTTGTGCCAGGGAAGATAGTCCATTTAAAAGATATAAAAAATGTATCTGGTACCTTTTGTATACTCCCATGGATACATATACATACTATTCCTGCAGGTAAAGCAGCACCATGTTGTATCTCTAATAGTTGTACTACAGACGATGGAGTAGGAAGTTCTTTGACTTCTAATCTCAAAGAACTTGTTAATAGCGAAAAAATGAAAAAACTTCGGCTAGACATGCTTGCTGGGGTAAGAAATAAAGAATGTAAAATATGCTACCAACATGAAGATGCTGGAATATCAAGTTTTAGAAATGCAAGTATAAAAGACTTTGGTCAATATTATGAAGAAGTGATTGAGCAGACAAATGATGATGGCAGTCTAAAAGAATTTAGAATGCGTTATTTCGATATGCGGGTTAGTAATATTTGTAACTTTAAATGTAGAACTTGCGACCAGAATTACAGTTCTCAATGGGAGCAGGAAAATAAAAGGCATAAACATCCGACCATTCATTTTTCTCCTTTACCAAAAAATAAGAATAAACAATTAATATATGATGTTATAGAACAAATTGATTATATGGATGCTGCTTACTTTGCCGGTGGTGAGCCGTTAATTACAGAAGAACACTATATTCTTTTGGAAGAAATGATTCGTCGTAATCGTACTGATATTAAATTAAGATATAACACTAATCTAAGTAATTTGAAGTATAAAGACAAAGACATCTTAAATTTATGGAAAAATTTTAAGAATAAAATTGACATTTATGCCAGTATTGACCATTTTGGAAAACGTGCTGAATACATTAGACATGGCACTGAATGGAATGTTATCGAAAGTAATTTCAAATTGGTACAAAACCAAAAGTTTATTCATTTACAAATCAATACGGTTTTAAGTTTATTCAATCTTTTAACTATAGACGAATTCTACAAATATTTAATTACAAACAGATTATATTCTTGTAACAGCCGAGTGTTTATGTTATACCCTATGAGCAGTCCAGAATATCTAAGCACACATGCGTTACCTAAAGAATATAAATATAAAGGTAAGCAGAGCTTAGAAAGAACGAAACAACTATTAATAGATAATAATTTTAAAAATGCTCATATAGATCAAATAAACAGTGCTATCAACTGGATTGACGCTTCTAGTATCTGGGAAGAACAAAAAGCAGAGTTTAGAAGAGAGACTATAAGAGTAGATAAAATTAGAAATGAGAATTTTTCAAAAGTTTTTCCTGAACTAGCAAATTTGTTAGAAGAAAATAATGACTGAATTTAATAAAGATTATCTATTAAAAGAGTCTAAAGTTTTTTGTATGTTTCCTTGGACGCATCTTAATGTTACTCCGACTGGTGATATATATCCATGTTGTACAACCAGCTACGATGGAACATTTGCCAATGTAAAAAATAGTTCTCTAAAGCAGGCCTTTAATAGCGATAGTATGAAACAGCTTCGTTTGAATATGTTAAATGGTGATAAGACTGACTATTGCAATTTTTGTTATAAGCACGAAGAAGCAGGCCCTCATAGTTTTAGAAAGTATTCAATTGATAATTTTGGTCAGCACTTTGACGAGTTAGTTAATACCACTAATAAGGATGGATCTTTACCTGAATTTAAAATGCTATATTTTGATATTCGCTTTAGAAATATCTGTAACTTCAAATGTAGGACTTGTGGATCTGATTTTAGTAGTCAATGGGCTGCAGAAGAACGTCTTCTACCTGGTAGAGAAAAGTTTCCTATCCTTTTTCAAGCCGATGACGGCAAAGGTACATTAATTGAGGAAGTTCTAGAACACATTGATCATATCGAAATCGCTTACTTTGCTGGTGGCGAACCATTAATCACTGACGAACATTATATTATGTTAGAAGAAATGATACGCAGAGGTAAGACAGATAAAGTTTTAAGATATAATACTAATGCTAGTAACATGAAATATAAAAACCATGATATTCTTAAACTATGGAAACATTTCAAGCGCATTGAATTAAGCTGTTCAATCGACCACTACGGTGAACGAGCGGAATGGCTACGTCATGGTACAAATTGGGGTGAAGTAGAAAGTAACTTAATAACCTTGCGTAATCTTGATTTTGTTAGTTTTCAAATTAATACTGTATTCAGTCTTTTTAATTACCTTACGTTGACTGAGTTTTATACTTACATGAAGGATAAAAAATTGATTAGAGACGGAGACTGGCATACAACTCTGTACCTTGCAGTTAATCCTTTATACTATTCGGCTACTAGTTTGCCTAAGGTTTTAAAAGAACAAGCAAAAGAAAAAAACCTGCAATTGATCAGTTCTCATGGAGAAACTCATCCAAAATTAAATGAGTTGCTCACTAACGCTATAAATTTTGCCAGTGCCAAAGATACATGGGCCGAAGCCAAGGACCAATTTTTCAAACACACACGATATTTGGATAGGATAAGGAACGAAGATTTTTTTAAAACTTTCCCCGAGATTGCCTCGTTAGAGACATTAAATGATTGAAAAAGATAAAATTAAAGAATTGCTTAAAACTGGCAAACATTTTTGTGTATTACCGTGGGTTCATTTCCATTCTTGGCCTAGCGGCAAAGTTATGCCTTGCTGTATAGCTGATAGTGATAAGCCAGTCGGCTATCTGAAGAAAGACGAGTCTATCATCGAAATGATGAATGGTGTAGACTTCAAGCGCCTACGTAGAGACATGCTCGACGATAAGCCCAGTGCTGAATGTAAACGATGTTATGATTTAGAATTACTAGGCACATGGACCATGCGTCAAAGTCATAACAAGAGGAGAGGATTTGAATATCTCGATATAATTTCAAAGACGAACGATGACGGAAGTATCGACGAGTTTAAAATGAAGTACATGGATGTTAGGTTTAGTAATCTTTGTAATATGAAATGCAGAAGCTGTGGTCCAGGATGTTCTAGCCAATGGGCTGAAGAGTATGTTAAAGAAAAATGGGGATACGAGCAGTTAGAAAAGTTTTTTGGGATGAAAACTATTGTTGTCAATAGCAATGAAGATCAAGTTTTTATGACAAAATTAAAACCTTATTTGAAAGATGTTACTGAAGTGTACTTTGCAGGCGGTGAGGTTATCATAACTCCGGAACATTATGAATGTTTAGATTATTGGATTGAAAATCATCTCACAGAACAGGTAGAGCTGACATACACCACCAATTTTAGTGTTTTGAAGTACAAAAATCGGGATCTTATTAAACTTTGGAAAAAGTTTCCTAATATAAAGATCTGGGCTAGTCTTGATGCTGAAGGAAGGCAGGCTGAATTACTCAGAAAAGGTACGAAATGGAATAAAATAGTAGACAATATTAAAAAACTAAGAGAACAGGTACCACATGCAGATTTTCAAATTACTCCTACTATTAGTATATGGAATGTTTTTTTATTTCCAGATTTTTTTGATAAGCTAGTTGCAGAAGGTCTTTTAGATTTTAAAAATCCTCGATGGTATTCTAATGCAAGGTTTAATTTATTAACCTATCCTTGGTGGGCAAACGTTCAAATTTTACCACAGCATGTAAAAGATAAAGTTACAAAAAGATGGAACCAATCTATTGAAAAATATGAATTTAATAGAGATTTAAAAAATGCATTTAAGATGGTGGTTTATAATATCCAATCTGGATCACCAAACAAAGAAGGAATTTTGGAATTTATCAAAGCGAATGAGGAAACAGATAAAATTAGAAAAGAAAATATATTAGATATTATTCCGGAATTAAAAGAGGTTTATGAATGGGCAAAAAGCTAATAGAAATTTATCCCAAAGACAAATATCTTGCTGTAACTTGGCAAGTTAATAATTTTTGTAACTTTAAATGTAGTTATTGTAATCCGGGGAATTGGTCCGGTACTGAAAAAAATAATGGTAATTTAGGTTTATATCTACAGAATTTAGATACGATAATTAATAGATATAAAGACGAAGGTTATAAACATTTTAAATTTTTCTTCAGTGGCGGTGAACCTACTATGTGGAATAATCTTGTTCCTATAAGCGAATGGCTAAGAAAAGAAGTACCACTTTCTACTCTAGCAGTTAACACAAACCTTAGTCGTCCATTAAAGTGGTGGCAGGAACATTATAAATTGTTTGATGACATTGTGGCCAGTTTTCATATTGAATTTTCAAACAAAAAGAAATATACAGAAAATGCTATGTTTTTATGCGATAAGGTAAATTATTTAAGTTGCAAGATGTTGATGCACGATGAAAGATTTTGGGAAGTGGTAGATTTTGGTAAATCGCTGAAAATAAAGCTTCCTAACTATTTTATAGAGTGGACGCCGTTATTTGATGAGATGACTATTAATGCAGGACCTTGGGAATATAAAGATAATGATAAAATTAAGTTTTTACAAGAACATAATGTAGACATGAACTTTACTGTTCCTAAACCAATAAGAGAAAATTCCTGTATTAGTATATCTCGATTTAGTGATAAGACTAAATCAGCAACTAACAGCAACGATGTTATTATAAATCGTCAAAATTTTTTTAGCGGATGGGAGTGTGATGTAGGAGATTCAATTTTTATAAATCCAGCCGGTGCTGTTAGCTTTGCAAGTTGCGGACAGGGAGGTTATACCGGCAATATTTTAGAAGATATTGAAGGTATTGGTCCTAGATCTGTTATCTGTCGTAAACAGCATTGTCATTGCGGCACTGATATTCTAATTCCTAAAAGACTAGTTGAGGAATAATAAATTGGAATATTCGTTAAGAAGCCTAGCAAATCCGAACTTTAAGCCTAAGCAAAGGCCTACCGAAGATGTTGCAGACCTTAGACATCGATCAATGATGGATGCTATAGCGCCTTATGCAAAAAAAGTACAACAGTCTAACATGACTCCAGTATATCTTAATTATAAAACAAGAAATACTAAACTTGTATTAGTTTTATGTCCTGAATGGGCGCCAGAAATGCCTCCATTCAACCTTGCTAGGTTAAGCGGCATAGCTAAAACCGCTGGATATGAAACAAAGATTATAGATCTAAATATACGTGCTCATAATGAATTTGTTTCTGCATGGCATCCTAAGAAAATGTTACCATTTAGATTATGGGACTCTACTAGTAGTTGGCACTGGTTAGGAAATACTTATTTGGAAACTATCCATCCTGTCCTTGAGCCCTTACTTTTACAAGCCTGTGATGAGATTGAAGAAATAAACCCAGATATTGTGGGTTTTAGTGTTTACTATATTAGCGAAGAACCTACAAAGTGGATGTGCCAAGAATTAAAGCGTAGAATGCCCCATTTGAAAATTGCGGTAGGCGGAAGTAATGTACAAAAGAGTTGGTTCCAAATTCAACCTTACTATGATTATGTGGTTAACGGCGAGGGAGAGTTAGCGTTGTTAAAGATTTTAGAAGAAGTTGAAAATAAAATAGAGCATTCAGAGCCGCAGTATATATCACAACCTGTTGATCAAAGAATCAACATCAACGGTCTACCAATGCCCGATTATGAAAGTATTGACTTTAGCCAATATAAGATTCCAAACGGTGTGAATAGTGAAATAAGTAGAGGATGTACAGCCAAGTGTACCTTTTGTGAAGAAACTCATTTTTGGAAATATCGTCAAAGACAGGCCGTAGATTTAATTACTGAAATAGAATGGCTGTATTACAACAAAGGAACTGATGTAATATGGTTTATAGATAGTCTTGTAAATGGCAACCTAAAAGAACTTAGAGCATTTTGCAAGGCTGTGGATGCTAAAGGATTAAAAATTCATTGGACAGGATACGCAAGATGTGATGGTCGAATGGATTTAGAATATTTTAAAGACCTTAAAAAGGGCGGATGTATCGTGCTTAATTACGGAATTGAATCTGGTAGCCAAAAAGTTTTAGATGATATGGATAAAGGAGTGACAATTGCCGAAATGGAGCAAAATTTTAAGGATGGTAAAGAGGTAGGGATTTGGGCATCAACTAATTGGATAATAGGTTTCCCTACAGAAGATAAGCAAGACTTTGCGGATAGCATGACATTTTTATGGCGAAACAGAAATAATAATATTAATAATGTCGGAGCGGGGGTAGGTTTTGGGCTAGGACCAGAAACCATTGTTGGACAAAATCCTGATAAGTTTAATTTGTTGTATCACAAATATCACGGACATTGGATTACTAAAGATTTTAAAAAAGGTGGAACTCATGTGATGACAAGAGTAAAGTCTTTTTATACTTTTCTTGATATGATTTTAGGATTATGTGACCATAAATTTGGTTACCCAATCAGAGATAGTCTTCCTGGCAGGCATTATAACATAATGTTTTTAAATCCAAAGAAAGCCAATTATGTAGATTATGAAAAATTTAATTATGACATTATAAAGCCTAATATTAATCCGTTTGCAGATAGTCTAGTAAATGAAATATGGCCTTTATTGAGGATTTTGTGGAAAACAAGGGGAGGCTATTTTGCTGAAATAAAATTTAATCCAGATATAGATTTAATGGAATTTGGCACACAGTATGGTCCCGGTCTTTATACAGCCGACATTAAATTTATTATTGATGATGAAGGAAAATGGCAGGCAGATTTTAAATATGATTTCAATCAACATATGAGAAATCCAGATGAAGACCATAAATCTAGAGAAAAAGAACGCGAAGGTCCGTTTTACGCACAGGATTATAGTAGAATACAAAGTAATACCGCCACTAGAGCAAGAAGATTAGCCAAACCTAATTGGTCCATTGATACAGGAAGAGATAATACACAATTTGGAGATCTGCTTAAAGAAGAATTATTCCTTAATCAAACTATAGATTTTTCTTTTAAACATCATTATAAAGGAACAGGTGATTGGAGTAATTATCAAGATTTTAAGGTTGAAGTATCTACTAAATCATCGGGGCAGCTTCCAGAAAAAGAAATGATGTTTGCAATTCCTATAGATAAGATAGGTTTTAAAAAAAATGAAACGTAAATTGATGCTAATTTCTGGATGTTCGCATGCCGCTGGGGCTGAAATCGACGGCACCATGGACAGCTCCTATAACAGAGCAAGAAGCTTTGGCAATTTGCTAGCAGTACATTTAGGTAGAACCCCAATTAATATTGCTTCAGCTGGTAGTACAAATGCCACAATCTCTCGGACAATACAAGAGTGGGTAGATAAATTTTATAACGAGCAAGAGCATGATCTAGTTGTATTAATTGCGTGGACTGAAAGCTCTAGAATGGAAATTCCAGTACCGCATTATAAGGCCGACGGTGTTGAGAGAGATTTATATGCAGATTATAGATCAGAATTCTCTAAATATTTCTTTAGAGTCAACCCGGGATGGGCAGGTTTTGACGATTATGAAAAACGAATCGTTAGAGTATGTCACGAGTTTATGGCAAATAACGATGTGTTTTTAGAAATCCTTTCAGCAAATATTGTTTTACAGACGCATTATTATCTGAAATCCAAGAATATTAAGCATCTTATGTGTAATACGATGTTTATGTTTAGTGGAGATTATCATTTTGATTATTATGATAAATTACTGCCTGCTCACCTTTATTATAAAATGCGTGTCAATTCACTTGCTTTTTACGAGAAATATCAAAACATGGATTTTAAAAACCCTAGAGCACAATATTGGCATCATGGAGATGTTCCTCATAGCCTGTATGCCTTAGAATTATTAGAATTTTATAGAGAACTGTATGAAAATTAAAGTAGTTTACGATTGGTGGGGTCCAAAAGGCCCGTTAATAAACAATTATGCGCCTAATATATTACAGTTGGCAGATGCTACCCATAGGGTTAAAATAGACGATTGGAGAAATTATGTTGTGCCTCAAGTAACAACCTCAATCTTCTCTAAAATGAAAGGCTATGAGTTTGCTCCAACTAAAATACTACATTATACTGATGTGTTTGTCTATGAATATTTGTATATTTGGAAACAACATTTAGGCACTATGTGTACACCTGGACATGGTATGATAGAGCAGTCATATATGACACCTGAGGTGCTAAGTTATATTAAAAACTTTCACGGATACATTTTAATAGAAAATACCGTAGAGGCATTTATTACAGGCTTAGATTTGAAATTTATACATGATTATTTTAGCTATCACCAAATTCCATATAGAAAGGTCATTTATCAAACCGGATGCCCTAATGCTGAAGAATGGTACAAGCAATGGGCAGACCACAATAACATCCCTGAAGATAATAGAATGAATGTAATATATTTTGAATGGGTAGAGTGGAATTTAAGCAAATCTCTAATTACCTCGACTATTCCCCAATTACCTAAATTTGAAAATATAAAATATGATTTCATTAGTTTTAATAGGAGATTTAGAAATCATAGGACTGATTTGATTCAATTATTTTATAAACATAATTTGTTAGATAAAAGCCTGTTTAGTATGCCCGATGTCTGCCCAGATAACAAAACCGACCGATGGATAGATAGGTTAAGGCATCAATTTACGCTAAAGATAGGATTAACAACAGACGATCTTAATAATATACAATCTAAGTTGCCCCTTAAGTTTGATAAGATAACAGATGAACATTTGATGGTTCAGGATTCTAATTATGTTAGTCAATATTTTTATAACCAATGCCTTGTTAGTATTGTAACAGAGACTAACTTTGATACAGAAATAATATCTACTACTGAAAAAACTTTTAAACCTATAAAATACAAGCAACCATTTATTATTGTAGGAGCTCCTAAATCATTAGGCTATCTTAAAAAATGGGGGTATAAAACATTCAGTGAGTTTTGGGATGAAAGTTATGATGACATTAATAATCACGACGAAAGGCTGATTAGGATAGGAGAAATCTGTAGAGAAATAAGTGAATGGACTCATGAAAGAAAACAAGATTTTTTCAATAGAACAAGAGAAATAGTTGATCATAACTATCATGTTTTGCTAACCAGATACCCTAACAATTTTAACTGCCAGTTTTGGAATCAACTTTATAATCGATATGCTCAAAATATATAAAGTAGGAATTTATGAAGACGCAGGTCTACACGGAGATGAAATGGTAAAATATTATCACATATATGGCAGAAGTGTTCAAGGTTGGATGACAGAACAGTCTTTCCCTCAAAGGTTACTCCAGCTTTTTAAAGAAATTAAGGATTTTGATCCTGATCATATTATCATAGATTGTCATCAAGAGTGCGATCATAAGTTAATATTTAAAAATGTATATCCTTTTTTGATTTCATACCTAAATCAATACAATAAAAATTGTACCGTAATCACCACAGACTATAGCCAAGAATCACCAAATCCTAGAATTACTCTAGAGGCAAATTACGGGTATTTGCTTGGTTTTTATAGAGATCATTTTGAAAATATAATGGCTGGCAAATGCCCTATTATAAACTATATAGCTCCTTTACTACCAGAAGAATCTCCTACAAAACTTTTTACTTGTTATAATCATAGGGCCTCAATACATAGACTCAAAATGGTAGATGCGCTGGTGAGAGAAAATCTTTTAGATAAAGGCATAGTAACATATGCTTATCCACACATCTACTGGCATAAAAGCAATGACGATACTATAACTTGGAAGTATCATGATAGGTCCATTTTACGAGATGAACCAGATTTCAAATATAGGTCATCATTGGAGCAAACTGGAAATTATCTACCTCGAAGCTTTATGACAGCATGGTTTGACATTGTAACAGAAAGCCGAGCAGATCCTTATGAGTTTTTTGTAACAGAAAAAACGCTTAAATCCTTATTTGCATTTAAGCCATTTATGATTTTAGGTCCTAAAGGTTTCCATCATCATTTAGTTGAAAAGTATGATCTAGAGCTTTACACAGAGTGGTTTAATTATGATTTTGACTTATTAGATAATGTAGATGACAGAGTTGAAGGAATCATTGATAATGTGAAAAGGTTAATGGAACTAAATCAATGGCAGTTGAAAGATTTGCGTCATCGAGCTATGGTTAAATTAATAAAAAATAAATTAGCTTTAACTAATATTATTTTCGATAAGTATAGAATTATTCCAAAATGCCTTCAGGGCATGTTTGATAAAAAATTAAATGTTGATTACGAGGTAAAGGGAATTGAGCCAGAGTTTGTTAACCATATGAAAACATTAGGATGGTAAAATGGAAAAAGTGTTAGTTTGCGGAGCGGGAGGGTTTATTGGTAATCACTTGGTTAATGATTTAAAAGCAAGAGGATACTATGTTGTAGGTGTAGATTTAAAATATCCCGAATATTCAGAAACCAAGGCCGATAAGTTTTTTAAATTAGATTTAAGATCTAAATCTAATGTTCAAGCAGTTCTAACTGAAGATATTGTTCAGGTTTATCAATTAGCAGCAGACATGGGCGGTGCCGGGTTTATCTTTACGGGTAACAATGATGCCGACATCATGTACAATTCCTCCCAGATAAATCTAAATGTAGTCAGTGTTATGGTTGAAAAAGGAGTAAAAAACGTTTTTTATAGTTCTAGTGCATGTATATATCCCGAACGCAATCAAATAGACCCAAATAATCCTAATTGTGAAGAATCAAGTGCTTATCCAGCAGATCCTGATAGCGAGTACGGCTGGGAAAAATTGTTTAGTGAAAGGCTCTACATGGCATATGCTAGAAATTATGGGCTTAATGTTAGAATAGCTCGCTTTCATAACGTGTTTGGACCATATGGAGCATATAATAATGGACGGGAGAAAGCACCTGCTGCCTTATGCCGTAAGGTAGCAGAAGCGATTGACTCAGTTGAAATATGGGGATTAGGTACGCAAACACGAAGTTTTTTATATATAGATCAATGTATAGAAGGTATTCATAGGTTGGTGGCTAGTTCTTATAATAAACCTGTGAACCTAGGTAGCGAGAGGATGATCAGCATAAATGACCTTGCCACATTGATAGCCGATATAGCAGGTAAATTTATAACGATAAACAATGTACCGGGCCCTATGGGCGTTATGGGTAGAAATAGTGATAACAATTTAATTAGATCAGTCCTTCAATGGGCGCCTGAAGAAAACTTAGAAAAAGGGTTGAAGGAAACATATGCATGGATAGCCGGAAAACTTTAACCCCATCATATGCCTTTGAATTTAAAAGGCTAGCGTTTGTTATAAATGACCATCCAAATTATGACGGAACTCAGGAAGTAGATTTTATATTGGACGCAGAAAAAAATGCTTATATGGAGTCTCTAAAAAACTTTAGTCTAAATTATCACTATCGGCATAAAAAAATGTCCTATAAAATGAATTACTTAGGATATAGAACTAAAAATTTCAATGACATAGACCAAAATAATTTCTTTATATCTTTAGGGTGTAGTTTTACAGAGGGTGTGGGTATTGCGGAAGATGAAATATGGTGTAATCAATTATCACAAAATTTAGGAATTGATTGCTTTAATTTAGGTAAAGGAGGATCGGGCTGCGAATTAGTATATCTTAATTCTTTTTGCTTTTTAAAAAATAGCCCAGTTAAACCTAAATTTGTTGTAATACAATGGCCGTCCTATGCAAGAATATCAATTCGTAGCTTAGAAATATTTCATACATGTTTACCTAATGATAAAACAATATACGCTGATTACTATGCAAAAGAAATTGAATCTGGTAGATTTGCCTATGTTGTCTATCTCGCTATGCAATCTACTTTATTGGCGTGGCATCTTGCCGATGTGCCTGTCTACTCTTGGTCTATGGATATCGGAATAAATAGTTGGACAAATCTTTGTGTGAGCCCGGAACCTGAAGATCTTGAGCCCGAAAATATGGCTCGTGATCAAAGACATTTTGGTGCTGGATATCATAAAAGAGTAGCTAACATGTTAGAAAACATTATTGGATTCGACAATGAAAATCGGCTTTTTCGGTGATAGTTATATTGATATTAGTAAATTAGAATGGTTTGAGTTTGACGAAAGGTTAGACCAACATTATGGAAATTTTTAAATGAAGAAATACATTGTGGGGTTAGGCTGTAGTTGGACCCAGGGTGAGGGTGGATATTCTGAAAAGGTCTGGGAAGATCACGGCGGTCGAGTTCAAGTTAGAGGTCGTGATGATTACTATCTAAGAAAAATGGAACATGAAAACAGTTGGGTCAACGTATTAGCCAGGGACCATTTTTCAGACCATGAGTCTGTAAATTTAGGTATAAGGGGTATAGGGAACTCTGCTGCTTACACCCAACTTTACTTTTGTGACAAGATAGATTGGAATAATAGCACAGGCATTATTGTTTTTATGCTGTCAGGCGTTGAAAGGTTTGATTATATTAGCCCTAGTCCTTTAAATACAAATAAACAAGACGATTATTACAGTAACAACATTTACAAACATTACAAGTACTGGACACTTTGGCCCTTTCCTATGAACAGTGGGCAATTAAAAGGCCTACAAGATGCCTACGCTTTAGATCTTTACAGTGAATCTTTTTGTGCCATGAATACTTTATTCGCAGTTTTAAACGCACAGATGTGGGCAAAATCTCATGGTTATAAGTTTGTTCTCGCTAATTCATTTAATCACCGTAATGCTGATTTAGGGTTTGTTGGGTGGTTTAAGCAGTATGCGCCTGGACTATTTGACAAGGTAAATTGGAATAATTATATACACAATTTTGTAGACTATGAAGCATTCGTTCAGCTGTTAGTAAGAAAAGATGGATTTATTCCAGAACAAGACTGGAGAGGGTTTTATGAACCTTATAGCAAAAATACTTGGCCTACTAAATATCTTACCAATTGCGAAGGTGCTCATCCCACTCTAGAAGGCTATAAAGAAATTGGTAAAGAATTAGCACAATTTATCAAAAACAATGCAATCTAATCTAAAAAAAAAGTCAGTTTTGTAAATCCTAACTTCCAGCAAGGACCGAAGGAGTTCAATGCTTACTACCTTCCCTACAGCCCTGCTGTACTATGGAGCTATGTACAGCAGTTTGATCATATTGTAGAACATTTTGAATTAGGTGATTTCGTATGGAGAAGGGATCCAATTGAACAGGTGGTAGATCTTCTTAAAGATTGCGCCATTGTAGGATTTAGCACCTATGTGTGGAATCGTAATTATAATAATGTTTTAGCAAGAGAGTTAAAAAAAGTAAACCCTAACATCTTTATCGTAGTAGGCGGTCCTGAATACCCAATTGAGAAACCAGAATTCTTCAAGAAGTTTCCTTATATAGATATTTGTGTAAAAATGGAAGGGGAAATAAGTTTTAGGAAAATATTAGAAAAGCATATAGAAAATGCTAATAATTACACGGATATACCAGGTCTTTTAGTTAACAATAACACAGAAACTATTGATACAGGAAACGGAGTAAGGATTGATGATCTAGACAGTATCCCGAGCCCTTACCTAATAGAAATATTTGATAAACTCATGAAGAAGTTTCCTGAAGTACGGTGGAACGCTACATTAGAAACTAACAGAGGTTGCCCATATGCTTGTACATTTTGTGATTGGGGTAGCTTGACTTATAACAAGGTTAAGAAATTTAATTTAGAAAGAGTTTACGCAGAATTAGAATGGATCGGTAAAAATGCCTGCGATTTCGTTAGCCTAACTGATGCTAATTTTGGCATATTTCCAGAAAGAGATAACCTTATAGCGGATAAATTGATCGAGGTCCAGAAAATTTACGGAAATCCTAAAGCATATACCATAGCTTGGGCTAAAAACCAAAAGAAGGAAGTTGTTGATATTGTTAAAAAATTAATCTATGACGGTGGTGCTAAGATAGGATTAAATCTCAGCGTACAAAGCATGGATGATAATGTTTTAGAAATTATTAAACGTAAAAATCTGGAGATTAATAAGATACAAGAAGTTTTCGATCTTTGTGAAGAATATAATATTCCTCTATATACTGAATTAATTTTAGGCTTACCCGGTGAAAGTTTAGAAACATGGAAACAAAACTTTTATAAACTATATGAAGCTGGTAATCATACCGGTATCACTGTCTACCAAGCACAGTTATTAGAAAATGCCGAAATGAATCTTTTACAAAAGAAATTATATAAAATTCAAAGCACCATAGTTTATGACTATCTTGTAGGCACTTACAATGAACATGAAGTTAAAGAAGGTATCGAAGTTATTACATCTACCAAAGACATGCCTTTTGAGGACATGATTAGAGCTCAAATCTTTAGCTGGTTTATGAATACTTTTCATATTAATGGTATGACTAATTTTATAAGCCGTTATTTACATAAAGCACATGACTTACCATACAGTGAATTTTACAATGACCTATTTGATTTTATTAAGAACGATGATTGGTTTAAAAAAGAAATAGATAGAATAGAAGAACATTATAAAAACTGGACACAAAACGGTAGGATTGATCACGAGCTAGTTCGAGGTATTGAGATACACGGATGGAACCTTATTCACAGTACTATGATATACCTTCATAGCGAAGATAAACACTCACATGTTTTTGATGTTATAGAAAAATTCTTATCAAAATATAATCTTGACAAGGATTTGCTAAATGATTTGATGCTTTTACAAAGAACCTTCCTTATAGATCATAAAAAGATTAATGAATACCCTAAAACAATTGCCCTTAATAATAATGTACTAGGATATGTTCAGCATGACGAAGAGATATCATCAATGGCTAAGATTGAGCTGGAATTTCCAGAAGATAAGAAAATGGGCTTACAGCGGTTCTGTGAACAAATATTTTTTGCAAGGCGCCGTAATTTTGGAAAGGCGTGGATAACTAAATTATGAAACGTTTGTTTACCTACGGATGTAGTTTTACATCTTACCTGTGGCCCACTTGGCCTTCGTTTTTAACAAAAAACTTTGATATAGTGTACAACAGAGGTCAAGCTGGCGCAGGAAACGAATTTATTTTTCATAGCATTGTTAATGATTTAAAACAATTCGAAATTAATTCTAAAGATCATATAATGGTGATGTGGACTAGTTTTTATAGGATGGACTGCTGCCTAGATCATACTCAATGGAGTACTCCTGGAAACTTAGCGTTTCACAAGGATTTTGATGTTTTAAATCAATATATTTTGCCCGACGGTTCTATCTATAAGACATTTAATTACATAAACGCTATTATAGATCTCCTTAAATTAAAAAATATAAAATTTAATTTTTTTGATGCGTTTGATTTATTTAACTTTCGCGATTCAGAAGAATTACCTAGGGGTGTTAATTTCACTATCGAAGCTTATCCTAAACATATGAAATTATTAGAGCTTAAAGAAAAATATTTTAGTTTACCTTATTGGCCTACAGCACTTAAGGAAGGGATTGTAGAAACCTACCAAGTTAACGACCAAGGTAACATAAATCCGGACGGACATCCGTCTATAAAGATGACTATCTGGCTATTAAAGAATATTATTCAACCACATTTAGATTTTGGCATTAACCCTTATGTTTATGAATTAGGAAACGCCATTCATACTGAAATTTTAAACAAATCACCTATGAAATTTCCAGAATGGCCTAGAGAAATTATGAATTTTACCTGCTTTGATAAAATAGTAATGTACAAACAGGATAATCTAGAGCTATATTTAGATTTCTATATTTCTTGCAATAAGACCTGAATAATTAAAAGTGTATTTAACCATGAACTACTATCCTGTTAACAAAGATGCTTTAAGCAACGGTCAGATCGACAGCAAGCTCTGGTTATGTGAGCAATTAGAAAATTTGTTTGATCAAATAGACACTATTTGGATCTATGGTGGATGGTACGGCCTAACTGCTTTCTTATTAAGATCTAGAAATAAAGTTCGTATAAGCAAAATTTATAGCTTAGATGTAGATCCTGCTTGCGAAGAGGTAGCAGACATGATAAACGAGAATTGGGTATTTAAGGAATGGCAGTTCAAAGCCTTTACACATAATTGTAATTTGCCATTTAAAAAAGATTTTCCTGATCTAATTATTAACACCAGTACAGAACATTTTGACAGTATGGATTGGTATCATAGAATTCCTAAAGGTACCTGTGTGGCTTTACAAGGAAATAATATGAAACATGACGATCATATTATCAATTGTAATTCACTTGAAGAATTCCAACACATCTTTAGCCTGAGTGATGTACTATATAAAGGTCAGATTGATTTTGAATATCCTACATGGTCTTTTACAAGATTTATGGTAATCGGCATAAAATAATCTAAAAAAGGCTTGTTTTTGCCCTCTTTTTAGTATAAAATAACCCTTTGTAGTATAACTAATCTTACCGCTAACGAAAAAGGAGGTCTAAATGACTGAAATTACGCTAGAGAGGGATGATTCAAACCAAAAGAAGCATAGATTTATATTATGGTCTATGATGGTACCGCTAATGTGCCTGGGTTTGTATATTTCTGTCAATCTATTAACATGGGCTGTAAACCACAGAATTATGAAGGTGGAAACTATAGAGGCCAGCGATGTTACTGCTAAGATGAGAGAGCGCCAGCTTGGTTGCTTGGCCAAAAACATTTATCACGAGGCAGGAGCAGAGCCCTTTGAAGGCAAGGTTGCTGTGGCACAGGTCACAGTTAATCGAGCTGAAAACAGTAATTTCCCTGGAGATATCTGTAAAGTTGTCTACCAAAAAAATCAATTCTATGAAAAGGCTCTTTGTCAGTTTAGTTGGGTGTGCGATAATAGCTCTAACTTTAGGCCTAAGCACCCTGACGTTTATCAAGAAAGCATGGAAGTAGCCAAAAAGGTCTTGCTAGAAGGGTTTAGGTTACCTAGTCTAACTCATGCTCTTTACTTTCACGCAGATTATATTAATCCTGGATGGAAACGTCAAAAGGTGGCTCATATCGGGCGCCACATATTTTACAAATAAGGAATTATGATGATTGCTAAAGTTTTAGAGTTTATAGCTAAATTGCCTGCCAATGCCTTTGAATTCCTGAAAGATCATTTAGCCAGGCTCAGTGCTAACACACTAGGATGGCTAACTATTGTACTTTTACATTTTGCCAGTTTACCTACTCTGTTGGCAGTGCTTATGGCACAGAATGACAAGCTACCTCCTGTTGATCTTATGATCTTTGTGTATAGTGGGTTGATTACCCTATTCTTTAAGAATCTAATTGAACGCAACTTTTTAAACATTGCTACCATATGTATGGGATTTTGTGCTCAAACAGTGATTATGAGTTTGATACTGTTCAAATAAATAGATTAATGCGAATAGAAGAATTATTAGAAAAGAAGCTAGCTACCCCTACTCAAAGCCAATGCTCAGTTGGGCATAGCCGCCTTAGCAATGTACGTTACGCCCAATGTGTTAGCCATGGGTTGCTCAAGCATGATTCAGATCATACTGCGGGAACAGGTAAGCAGGGCAAGAAAGGATCTGGAGTAAAGCTAAAGGGCAAGCGTATGAAAAGCGAAATCCATGGCGGTTATGTAAAAGATTACGACGGCAAATAAAATTCTTTAACCTTTCCAAGTAGAATTTCAGAAAATCGATTATGGAATTCTAAATCATCATGCCCACAAGGCAATGTATTTAATCCATGTCTAACAGAAGAAATGCCATTTAAATGACGATGGTCGTAAACATAATCTAGCATAGGTTGTAATCTTCTTCCTAGAGCTGTATCTTTTATACCAGGGAAATAGTCTTCATCAGGTGAACATATGTCTATCATCAAATAAGAATCTTGCCTAAGCTCAAATAAAGTTTTCACCTGTGTTTTAAAAAGCAAAGTTTTTCTTCCGTGATCTTCTGTATTCCATTCTTCTAGAACTAATCTTTGATAAGAATTAGTTATATCTTTAATAGATTTTGCTTGAATCACTACATCATAATCATTTTTTTTATTGAACCAGCCTTCCCTTCTCCAATATTGGCTCCATCCTATGACCCATAAAGGTTTGATCGTAGGTAGCATTTCTAGATAAACATATTCGTATGTGCTTCTGCAAATATAATCATTACCAGAACCGGGTTTGGCTAAATTTATAACTGGGATTCCTAGTTTTTTTCCTAACTGATAAGGCCACCCGTTTGTTTCTCTATCCGTTAAATTTTGGCAATAGGTATAGCTACATCCGTTAGTTATTAAATGTGTAATCATTTAAAACCTTATATCTAAATTACTTGCAATGCGAAGCAACTCTTCGTGTTCTACATTAATTAATTTGCTATCCAAATTATAGATCTTATCTTCTGAAGCTAGCTCTTCTAATCCCAATATTTCTAGCAATTCATATAAGGAAATGGGCTCATCACGCATGTTGCTGACCCATATACAGGTTAGCATACTACAGGCAAACACTCGTTCATCCTCTAATACGTTATTATCTTCGCACCACTTTACACTTTTAGCTAGATAGTAATCTATGTCTGCTATCCTAGTTTCAAGCTGACGGATCCAAGTTTGTGTATCAGCTCGGGACCAAGATCTATACATTGAAGCTTTCACCACAACCACAACGATTTTTTTCGTTAGGATTGCGAAATTCAAAGCCTTCATTGAGCCCTTGCTTGACCCAATCCATTTCTAACCCATCAACATACACAAGGCTTTTACCGTCTACATAAACTTTGACACCGTAACTATCATAGACAAACTGATCTCTAGTCAATGTTGGGTTATCCACATATTCTAGCACATAGGCCAGGCCACTACATCCTGTAGTTTTTACTCCTACACGTATGCCTAATCCCTTACCACGTTTAGCCAAGTTGGCTTTAACACGTTCTGCGGCTGTTTCAGTTAACGAGATCATGTTTTTGTTTGTAGTCAGCGATGGCTGCACGGATGGCATCTTCGGCCAAAATGCTGCAATGTATCTTCACCGGCGGGAGAGCCAATTCTTCAGCGATATGAGTATTTTTGATTGACCCAGCTTGGTCTAGAGTTTTTCCTTTGACCCATTCTGTAACTATTGAACTACTTGCAATCGCCGAACCACAACCGTACGTCTTGAAGCGAGCATCAGTGATGATACCAGTTTGGTCATCTACCTTTATTTGTAATTTCATAACATCCCCGCAAGCAGGTGCACCTACCATACCTGTGCCAACACTGGTATCATCTTTGCTAAATGAACCTACATTCCGGGGGTTTTCATAGTGATCAATAACCTGTTTTGAATACGCCATACAAGCTCCTTTTTGTAAGTATAGCATATTTACCAGATAAATATCAACATGATAAACATTACAACTCCTGCCCAATATAAGATTATAGAATTACTTAAAGAAGAAAATAATCCTAATCTTAAACTAAGGACCTTCGTTCAAGGCGGCGGTTGCTCTGGTTTCAGTTATGGTTTTACCTTTGATGAAGACCAGGCGGAGGACGATTGGGAAGTTCCAATAGGCAATTTTAAAGTTTTGGTTGATAGCATGAGTATGCAGTACTTGCAGGGCGCAGAAATTGACTTCAAAGACGATCTAGAAGGCGCTAATTTTAGCATAAAAAATCCCAATGCCCAAACTACCTGCGGATGCGGCAGTAGTTTCAGTGTGTAATTTGAACATTTTACACTTGACAAAAACTCTAAAAGGCCGTATACTAAAATAGTCATAAACCAATTACGAGAAAGTTATGAGTCATTGCGATAGCATTATCCGCATACTAGAAGATCACAATAGTCGTATTAATAAAGAAGCAATTATTGAGGCAGAAGCACAAGCAAATAATCAAGAATTGTTTACAGGCTTTAGGTGGTGTTTAAGTCCATACATCACCTTTGGTGTTAAGAAGGTGCCCTCACATGGCGGGCCCAATGGGCAAGGACTACCCTGGGAAGCATTCGAAGAATTGCTCAACCTTCTTAGCACCCGCCAAATTACTGGGCATGATGCCCGTGATGCTATAGAGTTTGCCCTGTCCGCTAGCACACAATCACAGTGGAACGATTGGTATCGCCGTATCCTTATCAAGGACCTACGCTGTGGGATCAGTGAGAAAACTGTTAACAAAGTGCTCAAAGGCTTTACTGACATTGAACCTGTGCCTGTATTTGACTGTATGCTGGCTCATGACGGTGCTAATCACGAAAAGAAAATCACAGGTAAGAAGCTGCTTGAACCTAAATTAGATGGTGTGAGAGTCATTACTATTGTGGATATTGAACACAATACTGTTACCCAATACAGTCGCAATGGTAAAATTCTAGAAAACTTTAGGCATATCACAGATGGACTGGCCAAGTATATACACAAGTTTGGACGCAGTTATGTACTAGATGGTGAGATTGTATCAACCAGTTTTCAAGCACTGATGAAGCAGGTACATCGTAAGGATAATGTGCAGGCCAATGATGCTGTGCTGTGCCTATTTGATATTCTGCCCCTAAGCGAGTTCAAGCTTGGACAGAGTGTGATGGGACAGCGCCGTCGAAGTAGACTGCTCAAAGATTTTAAGGATATATTTGATAAAGTAGGCAATATTGATCTTATTACACAAGAGGAAATTGACCTAGATACCTATGTAGGTCAACTTGAATTCAAACAGTATAACCAAGAGGCTATAGATCGTGGTTTTGAAGGTATTATGATCAAGGATCCTGAAGCTCAATATGAATGTAAAAGATCCGTCAGTTGGCTTAAACAGAAACCCTTCATTGAAGTTTCTCTGGCGGTAACTGATGTGGAAGAAGGTACTGGCCGCAATTCGGGCAGACTGGGTGCATTGGTCCTAGAGGGTATTGATGACGATAGACAGATCCGAGTCAATTGTGGCTCGGGTTTTAGTGACTGTGATCGTAAAGAATTTTGGTTAGGGCGTGATAGACTATTTGGTCAAGTGGTGGAAGTCCGTGCAGATGCTATTACACAGAATCAAGATGGTAGTTATTCTCTACGTTTTCCTAGGTTTTTAAGGTTTAGGGGATTTACTGCGGGCGAGAAACTTTGAATAGTTGGCAGATTTTCTTTGACAATCCCGGACGCAGAAGCCTTAGATGGAATCATCACTTTCCGATCTACGACAAACATTTTGCCTCCTGGAAAAATAAATCTTTGACCTTCTTTGAAATTGGAGTGTTTGAAGGAGGTAGTGGACCTCTTTGGAGCAAGTATTTTGGCACAATGGCCACTGTGGTTGGTATAGATATTAATCCAGATTGTAAACGATTTCAAACAGATTATTTCCAAGTGAGAATAGGTGATCAAAGTGACCCTATTTTCCTGCAAAGTCTTATAGATGAATTTGGTAACCCCGACTGTGTTTTAGATGATGGTAGCCACAAACAATCGCATATCTATCAAACATTTGAATGTTTTTATCCTAAAATGCACTTGAATAGTGTGTATATGATAGAAGATCTACACTGTTCATATCGAACTGACTATGAAGGTGGACTTGATCTAGACACTGCTTTTATGAATCGCACTAAAAATTATCTAGATCAATTAAATTATAGACATTGCCAAGATATTACACTAGATCCTCTTATGAAGGATACATTCTGTATTTCCTGCTATGACAGCATAGTGGTGTTTGAAAAGGGCAAGGTATATAAACATGGTCCAATTCAAAGTGGAAGGTCTTAAATATGTATTTAGGAGTATCTAGTTAGTGCCAAAAGAAGAACAGATAGCAATTGAAGGAGTTGTACAAGAAGTATTACCCAATGCCATGTTTAGGGTAAAAATAAATCAAGGTCCAGTTATACTAGGACATATCAGCGGCAAGATGCGCCAAAATAAAATACAAATCTTAGCAGGTGATAAGGTCAAAATGGAAATGAGCCCTTATGATCTGAGCAAAGGGCGTATTGTGTTTAGAGAACGCTAGCACAGATAGTCCGCCCAGCTAGGATGGGCTAAATCCCACTTGAGTCGTTTACGCTTTTCTGCCAATTGAAAGTAGGAAGGTTTCCAAGGTTTGGTCTTTGGTACAATGCCACTCTTATTTCCCTTGGTAGAATTGCATTGGTGGCAGGCTGTAGTACAATTTTCCCAAGAGGTACGCCCGCCAAGACTAATGGGCAGCACATGATCTAGGGTCACAGTCTTTTTATTCACCGATATGCCACAATATTGGCAATGATAGTCATCTCGTAAAAAAACGTTTGGCTTGCTGAATCTAATACCAGATTTCTTTTTTTGGTATTCTTTGAGCAGCATGACAGCAGGCACACGAGTAGACCAACGTGCAGATCTAACAATCCAATTATCATACCATTCTAGCGGTGCGGCCTTGTCACTGACTAGGTAACGTATCGATTCTTGCCAAGAAATTGTGCTAAGAGGCACTAGACATACAGGACTAGCATCAGCATTCAATATCAGCGTGGCCATACATTTATTTACTAGCCTTCAAAAACTTCTGTAATTTAGGCTTATAAAAAGACTCAAACACCGCTAAATACTGGATCGAGGGCAATCTACATGGCGATTCAGTATGTAAACACAGGAACAAGTGCAAATTCTGGTGATGGCGACAGTCTGCGCACGTCATTTACTAAGATTAATCGTAATTTTCAAGAAATAACCACTCTTTTAGGCAGCACTGCCAGTGAAGTCACAGAACTGGTTCAGGATAGGGTACAATCACTATTCGTTCATTCTAGTCATACTGGATTAATAGCCAGCTATGATGACTACAACAACCGGATTGTGTTCACAACGACCAATACGGTGTTAATTACAGGGCCTACTGGCCCACAGGGACCACAAGGAGCCACAGGCGTAACAGGTTCTACTGGTGCTATGGGATCAACAGGTACTACTGGTGCTACAGGACCAATTGGTGCTACTGGTCCAGTTGTACCATTTATTTTTGATGGAGGAAGTCCTACAAGCACATATTTCGTAGGACCGGCATTTGACTGCGGTGAGGTAACTTAATTATGCCAAATATTCAATTTCAATTTAGACGAGGCACAGCCTCACAATGGACTGCTGCCAATCCAACTCTAGCTTCTGGCGAGATGGGAATAGAAATAGACACAAATTTTTTTAAAATAGGCGATGGGTCTACAGCATGGAATTCATTAACATATGGTGGACTTCAAGGGACTTCGGGGGCTACAGGACCACAGGGAGTAACAGGACCGCAAGGTCCCCAGGGTCCTAGTGGCGTTAGTAATGTAGCGGGACCACAGGGACCACAGGGACCACAAGGTTCAGTTGGTCCACAAGGACCCAGCGGTGTCAATGGCGCCACGGGACCTCAGGGACCTAGTTGGACCACAGATCAAAATAGCCAACTCAACACCACAGGCAGCGTAACCTTTGCCAACATTACTATTACAAATACAGCAACTTTTTTAGGTGATATCGTAGGCGGAGTATATCAAGGATATGATGACCTTAGTCTTATAAAAGACACACCAGATGAATTAAACATTACTATCCGAAATTTACATAATGATGGTTCCAGTGTGATTAGGTTTGAAGACAATTATACTGGTGGGTTGCATATCAGCCATCAAAATTCTACCAAAAGTGCCGGAAGTTTAATTGCAGGGCAAAACTATATCCATGGTGAAACACCTAGTGGTGTGTTAAACATAGGCTTATACGGTGACATCAACTTTTTTGCTGATTCAAACAAATATTCTAATGTTGGCGATTACACTACATCAAGTCTTCAAATTACAGCAGTTGATAGAACTGTGAGAATAAATGAAACTGCCTATACTACGCATTTAATACCTCAAATAGATCTAACCTATGATCTAGGTTCAACCAGTAGCCAGTGGCGTAGTCTTTATGTAGGAACCAGCACAATCTTTATAGGTGGTGTTCCTATATCTGTAAATTTAACCAATAACACTCTCGTAGTAGGTGCAGATCCTGGCACAGCCCCAACTACTGCTACAAATTTAGCCACAGAAAGTTACGTTATTGAGTATGTTAGTCAATTAGGAGGTGGTGGTTCGCCCGGACCACAAGGACCATCCGGCCCAACAGGACCAAGTGGAGCTAACGGCTCAATTGGATCAACTGGACCACAGGGACCCAGCGGAGTCGCAGGACCACAGGGACCCAGCGGAGTCGCAGGACCACAGGGACCAGAAGGACCACAGGGACCCAGCGGAGTTGCAGGACCACAGGGACCAGAAGGACCCAGCGGAGTTGCAGGACCACAAGGCCCAGAAGGACCACAGGGACCACAGGGAGATCCAGGACCACAAGGCCCAGAAGGAC